GTTCCGTTCCCTTGAAAATTGCACCACATCTTCTTGCTGCCCTCGACAACAAAATTCGTAGCCAGCGAACCCGCAGTCGAGTGCGTCAGGGTATCTGCTTTGAGTGTACCGAATGCCATTTACCCCTCCAGTGCAGTCAGTCGTGTTTCAATATCAGCAAGCCGTTGTTCAGTAGCTGCGCCGATGAACGCCAGCAGTTCTGGGTAGCGGATGCCCATACGAGTGCGTTGCGTTGCGCCATCTGGTGCTTCATCTGCTGTATGGTATGTGTCGCCATCAGCTTCCCACCAAGTATCACTACACCAGAACGCATAGTTGCTTGCGTCAAGACCAGCGTCAGACATTGCGGTCTGCACCTCTTGTGCAATAACGCCGGAGTGTGTACGGGCTGCATCGCCTTTTGCTGCAACCTTGTCTTTCCACTTAAATGTCTTGAACAGCTTGCTGATGGCCTTTGCTGCCGTAATTTCGGCTGTAGTCAGGCTGGCAATGTCCTGCTTTTCGTTTTGGTCGGATGTCTGGATAGTGCCATTTGTTGCAAAGACATCATCAAAACGTGCATCGCTTTTGCCCAAATCAATACCATTGTCATAATCATTTCCAGCGTAACGGGGCGTTAAGCTATCGCTTACAAATCGAATACCAGCGTGATTTCCCGCACCATCAATTACAAAGTCTCCGTTGCTTTCAGTTCCAATACTCCCCTTCGTGCCGTTTGCTTGCCTAAATTCTAAAATAGTGCCATCGGAACTATTACGGTTTAGTACCAGAGCCTCTTGTCCATCAGACGTAAAGAAACTTTTGTCTGCACGAATGTTTGCACCAACATCCGTTGAGTTGTTTGCCGTCTTGCCCACCAGCACGTTGCCCGACGAACCCACTCTGAGGCGTTCTGTTGCCGTGCCATTGACTTCGCTTTCCACAATCAAGTCATTGGTGGTTGCACCAGTAGTGCGGAATATATAGCCGTAATCATCGCCGCTAGCAGTGTGTCGTAGATTTAGTTTTGTCGAACCGCTACTTTGCAAGGTCAGGAGGTTGTTTGGCGAAGATGTGCCAATCCCCACGTTACCCGACGCAACTACTACATCGCCCGTGCCATCAGGGTCGAGGGTGATGTCGTTGTTACTCGCAAGGCTGGAGATTTTGTTTGTCTTTACTTCACTCATGCGAGGTCTCCGTGTGCCGTCAAACTTACATCTGCGTTATCTACTTTTGTACCGGATTCATTTACGCAACTAAATATGAATGCAGAAGAACTCCCACCGGAACGAGCAGATGAAGATACTCCACCACTTGTTGCGCTAGTCTCAAATACAGTTACGTTACCACTCATACCAGCAACAGAATAAAATGCGTCAGACATAGCGTTGGTGAAGTTTACTGTTCCAATGCCTGTCGTTGCAGAGTCGGTTACAGATGAAATGTTAAAAGAGCCTTTAATAGCAGTAGAACTTTGCTGATAAAATATCCACGACTTAGCCGCACTCTGCTTCGTCAGCGTAGCCGCACCGCCACCAGTACTCTGGATGGTATCTGCCTTTAATACACTCATAGCGTCACCAATGTTCCACCGCTTTCAACGGTCAGGGTTACGCCACTGCCTACAGTAAACGGGCCAGTCACGTTTGCGTTCTCAGTTGCAAGGATGGTTGTGTTAGCAGTCAACGACTGTGCGTTGGTACGGAACAGGCCACCACCCTTGAAGTTGCCCTTGTTCTCAGCAGCAGGTGTGATTGTTGCACCCTGTGGAGCAAGGTAGTTCACAAAGATATTGCCGGTGCCACTCGACGGGGCAGCAGTGAATGTCAGCGTAGTGCCATCAGGAATGGTGTATGCAGCAGTGTCTTGGACAACACCGTCAACAGACACAAGGACATCCTGCACAGATGATACAGCAGTGGTCAGGGTGAATGTGGTATCGCTGCCATCACCATTGAACCGCTGTACTGCTACTGTGCTTTGAAAATTATCTGCTGTCTGCTGACCAATATAGGGCATTAGGTGATCTCCATAATTGACAAGCACACATCCGTAGCGCCTGATGCAGAAACCTTTATCTCGTCTGTGGCTTCAAGAACGACCTTATTACCCGCCAACAATTCCAAAGAAGAACCGGCAGGTATAGGCGCATTGGTTATTAACTCAACCGCCTGGTTGGCTTCGTTGTTAGCACCAGAACGATTTCCAGTGTCTGTGTTTAAAGTCACCGTCGCGGTAACTTGACTGGTTGTAGTGTTGCCAAGCACCAATCCAAGTATGACTGTCGTAGTCGAGCCTGCCACCGTATAGATGACATCAAGGGTGGTAACCCCAGCCTTGGTTACAACTTTAAATGTATTAGCCATCTAAATCTCCATCAGCCAAGCGCAATCGCAAGAGCCGTCGCCTCGTCTGCTGCCGCTGTCGCGGTTGTTGCACCAATATCGGACAGCACTTCAGAGGCAGACCGACCCTCAATAGCTGTTCCGTTCACTCGTAAAAAGTCATCGTCGGCAACGCCAGATGTAAACTTAGGCACGTTAGTGTTTGATATACCTGTATCTAACACCGCCGCAGTCCCCAAACCAATATCGGACCTGACCTCCGACACGCTTCGGCTTTCTAATCCGTTTGCAGTAAATCTAGCGAACTCATCGTCAGCAACAGATGCGCTGTCGATCTGCACCGCGTTAGTGTTTGATATTCCAAACGTCAAAGCAGCTTGGCCACCAATGTCGGACAAGACTTCTGCCGTTGACCGGCTTTCTAATCCGTTTGCAGTGAACCGTGCATACTCGTCATCGGCTACAGACGAGCTATCAATCTTAACCGCGTTTGTATTTGAGATGCCAAATGTCAGGGCAGCTTGGCCACCAATGTCGGACAAGACTTCTGCCGTTGACCGGCTTTCTAATCCGCTGGCCGTAAACCTAGCGTACTCATCGTCAGCCACTGAACTGCTGTCGATCTTGACGGCATTTGTGTTGCTGATTCCGAATGTCAGACTGGCTTGGCCGCCGATGTCTGATAAAACCTCTGACGCCGAGCGACCTTCGATAGATGTGCCGTCAATCCGCAAAAAGTCGTTGTCGGCAGCGCCGCTTGTGAATACCGGCACATTACCGTTGCTAATGCCCGTGGCGGTAACAGCAGCGGTTCCAAGACCAAGAGTTGATCTTTGTGCGCTTGCATCGGCATCGTCAAGAAGCGCCTTACCAGCAGCGGTCAAATCATACGTTGCCGCAGTGCCGGAGCCGGTGAACTGAATACCCTTGTTTGCCGCAGAGGTCAGGCCAGCGAGTGCGGCGAGTTCAGCATCATACGCCTGAACGTCACTGCCGATAGCCAGACCAAGAGTCGTGCGCTGTGCGCTTGCGTCTGCGTCGTCAAGAAGCGCCTTACCAGCAGTAGTTAGATCATATGTAGCTGCGGTGCCAGAGCCGGTAAATTGAATGCCTTTATCTGCTGCGGAGGTTAGACCAGCGAGTGCTTGCAATTCTGCATCAAGTCGTGCGTTAGCTACGGTGCCACTGGCAAGATTACTAGCGTTCAACGCCGTAAGAGCGCTGCCGTTGGCCGCTATGATATTGCCACTCGCATCGAGAAATACTGCTTTTTCGGCAGGTTGAGAACAAAAGATTGTCTTTGATCCCGCACCCCAGCTTACCGCAGAGTCGGAATTGCTGGACTCTAGGATGGTGGTACGCGCCAGCGTTGTGCCACTAGCTGTATAGGTGCCAATGCCAACTTCAAAATCAGTGCCGTCTGTACAAACGTAATACGTTGTGTTGCTGTTACCGATAGACGAAAACGCCTCAAAACCAGTAACGGCACCGGCTAATGTATAAGTGCCAGTGCCGGTGGTAGCGGTCGATTCTTTAACCCTATCTTTGAGTACAAGTGCCATTACTTCAACTCGATCACTAGATTCCCTGCGTTAATCCGGAAAATGTCTCCATCATCGATTGTTCTGCTGGCATCCAACGCGCCAACAAACAATATGTTTCCACCAGAAGATGCGTCCGCGATAAAGGCGTGAGTTATTGTATCCGCTGTGGTGGTCCCCGCCGCAGCAAAATCAATGTTTGCCGCATTGGTGGCTGTCTGTGTGTCTGTGGAATCAGCGCCTATCGTCGTCCAGTTTGCTGCTGTAACCTGCACTCTTGCATAGTTGGTGAAGTCTGCTTCCGTTACTGATCCAGTCTCAGCGGCAGATACGGCTGTAGCCAGCCCAATATAGATGCTGTCACCCGGCGAAGAGAAACTCAGCGAGTTGTTCTTAAAGATGAAGTGCAACAACCGTCTTTCCAGATAGTTTGTTGCCGCATTAGATGTAGCCATGTTCTACTCCTTATGTGCGGGGCCGGTCTGGCAATCCCCTGCGATACGCATCGCTATTCTCTCTCGCCTCTGCAAGATCCTTCAACCTGGACAAGGCTTCGGTAAACTGCTTCTCATACATTTGCAGCATGTCAGGCTCACCCTTCATGTAAATATACGCTTCGTATAACGAACCGTAAAGCAAGGCATTCGGAGCATTGGTGCTTAACCATGTTGTGCCGCTATCTGCGCCGGCAGTCAAAGAGGTTGGTCTGTAAAAGTAATGAAACTCACAGACATAGTTGCTGTCTGGAGTCGGCGCTAGAATCACGTTGTTCAAATCGAACCTAGCGTAATACTTAGGGGTGCCTGTTGTTGCAGAATTTGGATTGTACTCCTGTATGTAGTTTACATCCTTCTGCAACAGGAATTCTTTTGAACTGCTATTTGTAATAGACAACGAAAATGATGCTAGGAAATCTGTAGGCAACGACAAGAACGGATCGTTTTGAGATACGGCACTCGTAGCGTTCTTACGGAACAACTCAAGATCTACTAGATAGAATATGCGATCTTCAGTAGATCGAATAAAATCATCGATGTTCGAGACAAAAGCTGTTTCTGTGTTTTCAGTGTACTCCTGTATCGCTGTCTTCAACTGTGCAAAAGTGTACGCCATCTACTTCTCCAGTGTCACTGGGCCGGAGGTCGCATTTTCACCACCCCCGCGTTGACCACCTGCTGTTGCGGTTCCGGATGTGGCTGTGAAGGTATACGTGTCGGTGTCCACAACAGTGATCGAATAACCCGAACCGCTCTCCAAAACCGTGCTTGTAAATCCATCAAAGCCCTCCGTCTTGCGGAATCTTACCGTATCTGAGGACGAACGTCCATGAGATGGCTCGATAACAGTGATAACTGCTGATCCCGATGCCCCTGACAAGAAGGGATTTGCTATTAATAATCTAGCAATCGACACTTCTGTACGCTGATCAGGACGTGGGTCATGAAGCGCTTGCGGGTCCGGCCCCACTCGTATTGGCTCTAGTTGAGGATGTTTTGACTCAAACTCATCGTTGCCAACCTTAGATCCATTCCACTCCGTAACCATGTCACGTAGTCTGTACCTAAAACCAGACCTGTCAGAAATGCCATATGCATCTTTGCCTGATGCGAACCGTGCCATTAGTTCACTCTCAGGTATTGCATACTAGGCTGTAGCTTTAGAGCTACGCGGTCTTCGTCTTCGTCGGCTGCGCGTTGGAATTCTTCTTCATACACAACCTTCAAAAGCTGCACACGTTCCGGCGCTTTCTTCAACGCCGTGTAGTAAGCAAGCCCCGCCACCATACACGGTAGAAACCGAAACGGCGCGTCTGTGGTGTTAACTAAAGCATCCGCATCTTCGATGCGCCGTACATAGTAATACACAAGACTGTCACTAGAACTGTCCGGCGTAGGCCACAGCGTTACCTCGGGTGAAATTTGCCTGTTATAGAAAAACTGACTTGGTCTTCCTGTCTGATCTTTGTTTGGTAGATGCAGGTATTCACTTCTAGACATACGAGCTAGCTGAAAGTCTGTACTGCTTCGACGGAGAACTACCTCAAGCAAGTCCGTGTGTGTTGCATCAAAAGTATAGGTAGCTGTTCCAGAGGTCAAAGACTGTGTCGCTTGTTTGACTGTCCATAGATTTAGACCTCTGTTTGCCCAATCCGCGAACATTAGGTTCAAAGAACGCCGAGCCGTACGCGCATCGTAACCTGTGCGAACCTCAAGGCCGCACCGCTCATATGCCTCTTCTATGATCTCAGCTACGTCGAGATCAAAGTCCCTTGAACCTGATGTAGTCATTTTTCGTCCTCCGCGTACAGATTGTCAAAGATCTGATTCACATCCAGAGTATAGTCCAAATCAGACTTGGAGTAATGGATATGTTGAGATGGCCTGAAATCAGGCGCACCTTCTCCTGTTTCAAACCATGCCGGATGTGTCACTCTTACTCTGTTATTCGGCAACGCTATTATGTTTCCAGTCCATTTGCCCGCATCCAACAACTCGAGAACATGACTCTGTTTATGCTGCGCCGGATCATCCGCCACCTCACTCTCAGTGTAGTCCACCGTAAAATAATACTTCGCCGGATACATCTCACCGTCTACTTTTGCCAACCAGGGACAAGGCTGTGCTCTGTCTAATACGTACACCGCATGTGTGTGCGACATGCAATCCCAAGGCTGTGCATAATGAACAGGCATGGGATCCGGCCACTCGTCTAACGGTGTATCTCCTACTAATGCTGTTATGGGCATCCTTGCCCACATTGCGCCCCCGTGGACGTTGTCTTCACCGGTGTCGTCCACCTCACAACCGGTAAAGATAGTTTGAAAACTCAAGCAGCGATTTGGCATCGCTGTGACGGCTATTGCCATCGCGTGAAGGAAGTCCCCGTGGTGGTCGTCATGATTGCAGGTATACTCCCTTCGCACCCAACACTTGAAGTGCGGGATGTTACTTTGAAGAAATGCCACGTTTTACGTATCCTTATTTCCGTTTAGCACCGCCACGAGCATAGCCTTTTTTCTTCATGGCGCCGCCCATGTTTTTCTTAGCAACGCCACCACGCTTCATGCCTTTTTTCTTCATGGTGCCGCCCATGTTTTTCTTAGCAACGCCGCCGCGCTTCATGCCTTTTTTCTTTTTCTTCATTGCCATCTTGCTTCTCCTTACGCCTTTCTGGTGGGCATCTGCCCAGCACCGGCCATTTCCTTACGCGGTGCACACATAAATTTGCCATCCTTGGCCTTCACTGTCCCGCCCTTCTTTTTAAACCCCATTTTATTTCTGACGGGAGTTGGTAAATTAGGCAGACCTTTGTTACCTGGGGGTATGTCTTTTAGAGCCATTACTTCTTTTTCCTTTTCACTGCTTTCACACGACGCGGCTTACCGGCAGGCTGACCAATGCGTTTCTTTTGACTGATTCTACTACGCTTTTCAGCCGCTGTCATTTCTGACGATGTCTTAGGAGTTTTAGAAGAAACGCGTTTGGAAGGACGGCAATAAGGAGTGCCGCGTTTTTCGCCCTTCTTTCTGCCACACGCCTTGCCAGTGCGTACATCTTTCCAGTCCTCTTTAAACCAGCGCTTTAACGCCAATCCTTTTTTGGTTTTACGTACAGCCATCTTAGTCTCTCGACTTTCGTATTTGTTCAAGACTTTCTTGTATGGTCATGTCTTTCTTCGCGTTAGGGTCGTACTTGCACTGATACTCATTCGGCACAAACTCCAGATACTGAAAAAACTGAGACTCTATCGTATTGTTCGCACCTCGGAACACACAAATTATTTCTCTGTTTTCTAGCTTTTCACACTTCACCTTACGACAAGTGACCATTTGATCAGCACTAGCTGAGTGAGACTTTAGCAGTAAAATAAAAGCAGTCAAAGCCGCGAGACCAACTCCAGAAACTAAAATCCACGCTACAATTTCCACAAATTTACGGCGGCGTTCACGTTGACGATACAAAGTCTCCTTGCGCCTCTTTCTTATTTGTCCTTCCATTGCAACGAGTTGATCCCATTTTGACTTGCCCATTGTCAA